GATGCCGTGCAGGTTCCGCTTACTTTTCAGGATAACATTCCTGTTGAGCCTACTACTGGGCTTGGTGTGGGGTTTCCTGGGCTTTGGAATAAGGCCACCAATGATTCTCCTTTTACCGTTGACGGGCCAGTAACTTTTCAGAATGGTCCTTCCCCTCTTGCTAAGTCTACTACTATTCCGGCTGATGGTACTCCCGGTTATTATGATCCTAATGGTACTTTGTCTGTTGATATTCAGTCAGACGCTACTGATATTAATACGCTTCGTCGTGCTTTCCGTCTTCAGGAGTGGCTCGAGCGTAATGCTCGAGCAGGTACTCGTTACGTGGAGTCTATTTTGGCTCATTTTGGAGTCAAGTCTTCCGATGCCCGTTTGCAACGTCCTGAATTTATCGGACGCGCCAAACAAAACATGGTGATTTCCGAGGTTCTCGCTACTGCTCAGTCTACTGGCGACAATATCGCCGTTGGTACAATGGCTGGACACGGTATTTCTGTGGGTGGTTCTGGTAATTTTAATTACCGGGTCGAGGAACATGGTTTTATCATTGGCATTATCAATGTTCAACCCGATACCGCTTATCAGGATGGCTTGCATCGCAAGTTTACGCGCTTCGACCGTTTCGATTATGCGTGGCCTACTTTTGCCAATATTGGTGAGCAAGAGGTTCGCCAAAAGGAAGTCTACGCCAAGACTACTACTCCTGAGGCTGTTTTTGGTTATGTTCCTCGCTATGCGGACTATAAGTTTGAGAATTCTCGTGTTGCTGGCGAATTTCGCACTACGCTTGCTTTTTGGCATCTTGGTCGCATTTTCGCTTCCGACCCTGCACTTAATGCTGAGTTCGTTCGTTGCAATCCTTCTACCCGCATTTTTGCGGTGACTGATGAAGATGAAGATCACATTTTCGCTCAGGTGTTCAACGATGTTCAAGTGTACCGTAAACTGCCAGTGTTTGGCACCCCTACGATATGAAATGCGATTCTCCTTACTGGGTGATGCCAAAGGCCGCCTTTGAGAAAGTTCCGGTGCCTTGTGGCCGCTGTCCTCCGTGCAAACTTCGCCGGGTCAACAGTTGGGTTTTTCGACTTGTTCAGGAGGATAGGCGAAGCCTATCCTCCCATTTTCTTACATTGACTTACGACACTTCCTTTGTTCCTATTTCTGAACATGGATTTATGACTTTACGCAAGAAGGATTTTCAGGATTATATGAAACGCCTTCGCAATCTTTGCCCAGACGTTACACTCAAGTATTACGCAGTTGGCGAGTATGGAACGAACAATAAAAGGCCCCACTACCACGCAATTATATTCAATTGTCCCGATACCGCGCTTTTTGATCAGGCGTGGGGTTTCGGTGGTATTCACGTCGGAAATGTTACGTCTGATTCTATCGCATACTGTATGAAGTATATTGATAAACCTTCATCTTTCAAACACGCTCGTGATGATCGTCAAGTTGAGTTTTCGCTCATGTCTAAAGGTCTTGGCAGCAATTACCTGTCGCCTGAAATGCTCAGTTACCATAAATCTGACATTTCCCGCCTTTACGCTACCAATCCGGGTGGTTATCGAATCGCCCTCCCCCGTTACTACCGTTTGAAAATCTATGATGAAAACGAACAACGTGCACAGCGTTACCTCATCGGCGAAGCCGCAGAGGTTGCCCTCCGTAAGGAGGAGCGTGAGTTTCAGCACGTCTACCAGATCGACTGCCCAAATTATACGTTTGAGCAATATAAAGAGTCTTGTCGTTATGGTCGTCATAAAAACTTCTATTCACAACTCAAACCGCGTTCTCTATGAAGAACTTTATTGTCACTCAGTCTACTTTTGCCCTTGGCTGTTGCAATCCAGCACACGAGCCGGAGAACACTCTTCCGTCACTTACAGTACCGGGCATGACTTTGTCTCTCCGTGATCTTGTCCAACGCTATACTCGTGGCGAGTCTGTACCGACGTTTACGCCCCAATTTCATGGGGACGACGAACTCATATCCCAAGACCTTGAACGTATGGACGTTCAAGACAAACTTATGCTCTCTAAACAACTCGGCAATGCAATACAAACTGAACGTTCGCGTAGATCGTCTACTTCTCGCCCTGTTGACGATCTACCTTCTGTATCTGCTACTCCCGACCCTGAGGCCGCTATTATGTAATACATAGTAGACCTCGATGGGTTGTTATAAAACCGCCGCACTACGGCGTTTTTGTCGCTTCTGAATGTTTGATCGCATTAGAGGCATGCTAATACGACCGAAGGGAAGTATTAGCATTCCTCTAATGCGAAACACCCCGTAGGGACGTTGTGTCTACAACTTTCTGTTGTTAACTTATCGTTAACAAACTAACTAAACTCTATTTCAGTCTACTGAAAACTGCCATAATCTTCCTTGATGTATTATGGCTGATTGACACAAGGGCTTGGCACAAAACAAGCAACCGCACAAGCGAAGCGAAGCGAAGCGAAATAGGTTGCTATATTTACGCCATTCCCGAGTCAATCAAACTATTACTACAAGTTTAGACTTGTCTAAACTTTTACTTCTAACCTGGTCAACTGTCTAAATTTAGACTGACCTAAAAATCTATTTACTATGCCTATTCCTGCTGTTGTCGGCGCTGCTTTAATCTCTGCTGGAGGAGGTGCTGTCAACTCTGTTTCTCAAGCCTTTCAAAATCGTGGCAATCGTAGGTTTGCCCGCGAAATGTACGGTCGTCAGTACGACGATAATATCAAGTTCTGGAATATGCAGAACGAGTACAATTCACCACAGGCTCAAATGGCCCGTTTTCAAGAAGCCGGCCTTAATCCTCATCTTATCTACGGTCAGGGAAACCCTGGTAACGCCGGGGCGATTTCTACCCCTGACGTACAAACTCCTCAAACACGTTCTCCTGAATGGGGAAACGCTATCACTGCTGGTGGCTTGCCTTATCTTATGGCTCAGGCTGATTTGAAGATCAAACAAGCCCAAGCAAACAATCTCAACGCGCAAAATTCTGTCATCATTGAGGAAGCAATGCTTCGCCGCGCACAGACCCGTGCGACCGAAATCAGTGCCGACCGTGGTCGGTTTAACCTCGATTTCGAAACTGAGTTCCGGGATACCTCTGGCGACGCTCGTCGCGAACAACTTCGTCAACTTCGTACCGCCACCGATCTTGCCATAAATCGAGATATTCGCGAAGCCTTGATGAACACTTCTAATCTCAACGAAGCCCTCGAGCGTATTCAAACCGCTCGACTTCAACGCGCAAAGACGCGTGAAGAAATTACACAAGTTCGCTCCACCATTCAATCTATTCGCGCTGATACTGACCTCAAACAATTGGAGGTTGATCTCCGCAAACAAGGCATTAACCCCCAAGATCCCATGTGGGCTCGCGTTCTTGGACGTGCAATCAATTCTTTTTTTCAAACTGACGATAATAATCCTGCTCACTCGTGGTATGATATTTTTCGTCGCTAAAACTTCTTTACTATGCGTTATCGTTCTCGTTCTCGCCGCCGTTCTGGCCGCCGTTCTTCCACCTCTCGTTCTTACTACGTCTCTCGGGGCGGCATCCGTATGTAACATATGTCGATGAACATTTTCAATTCCGTCAAACTCTCCGGAGTTTCTTCCAACAAGTTCGACCTCTCTCATGAAGTTAAACTTTCCTTTTCTATGGGGGAAATTATTCCCACTACGGTTATGGAGGTTTTACCGGGCGATAAGGTCAGTATTCGCCCGAGTAATTTTCTTCGTTTCGCTCCGCTCATTTCCCCCGTGATGCACAAAGTCCGTGTTGTTACGGATTACTACTTCGTTCCCAATCGTCTCCTCTGGCCCGGATGGGAGCGTTGGATTACTGGTCAATCTGACGCAGAGGCGCCCTACGTAGAAACGCCTGGCACCGATGTTGCCGTTGGCAGTATGGCTGACTATCTCGGTATTCCTGTTGGCGCTCTTCCTGCCGATCTTCGTATCTCTCCTATGGCCATTGCAGCGTATATGAAAATTTGGGACGAGTATTATCGTGATCAAAATCTCCAAACAGAGGTATTTGAGCCGCTTACTGATGGCCTCAACATTGGTGTTGTCGAAACTGCTCTTTTTGGCAACCCTTTCCGCCGCGCTTGGCAACATGATTATTTCACCGCTGCTCTTCCGTTTGCGCAAAAGGGTGATGCCGTGCAGGTTCCGCTTACTTTTCAGGATAACATTCCTGTTGAGCCTACTACTGGGCTTGGTGTGGGGTTTCCTGGGCTTTGGAATAAGGCCACCAATGATTCTCCTTTTACCGTTG